ATGAAAATTCTTTCCCTCCGTCGCCCTTTCGAGGGCGGCAATACCATTGCTCGGTTCGATGCCGAGATTGCCCCCGGCATAAAAGCCTATGGCCTCAAGCTAGTTCAATCACAGAGGGGGCTGAGAGTATTCGGCCCTTCTATCGCTGGCGGGCCTGCCGTCACAATGGAACCGGCGATCGCTGATCGTCTCGCTGAGATTGCAATGAGGGAAGTCGCCCGTGGCCAAGCTACCGCCAGCATCACCGACGCAGCCTGAAAGAAATACGTTTGCTACGGGGCAGAGAGTAAGTCACGGCATCTGGGGAAAAGGAAAGGTTCTACACAACACCGGTGAAAAGGTGATGGTCGGTTTCGACAGCGGGGAAGTGAAAACAATCCGTTTCATCTATCTCAAGATTCAAGACGCATCCATCGCTGAGCCCGACCCTGTCCCGCCAACTACTTCCAAAACGGAAGCGGTTCAAACAGCAAGGCAAACCGCTGGCAGGTCTGCGGCAAACGACAACACGCCTCGCGCGCCTTTCCGGGCAACGTGGTTCGATAACATTGAAGAGGACGCACCTAAGGCGGAAATCATTCGCGGCGTGTTTGGAGAGAATGAATTTTCTTACGTCGTCGGGCCCCCAGGTTCAGGCAAGAGCGCGATCGTAACGGATGCCGCATGTCATGTGGCGGCTGGAATGGATTGGTTCGGCAGGCCCGTAAAGCAGGGCATCGTTGTCTTCATTGCGGCGGAACGAGAGAAGCTCACAAAGCGACGGATGCTTGCTTTCAGGAAGCGGCACGGCGTCTCGGACGTTCCATTGCTGATCCTAGGCGGGCGGTTCGACATGACGGCGAATCTCACAAACGCACGGGAAATTGTTGTGGCCATCAAGGCCGCCGAGGAGGCGTGTGGGCAAAAGTGCGTCTGGGTCATTATCGATACCCTATCGCGTTCCTTCGGAGCCGGTGACCAGAATACATCGAAGGACATGGGCAAATACGTGCAGGCGTGTGACGAGATCCTTGATGAAACGGATGCCCATCTAACGGTCATCCACCACACCGGATGGACAGGCGAGCGGGCGAAGGGCGCAATCGATTTGGACGGCGCAGTCGATTCCAGTTTCATCGTAAAGAAGACCGGCCAGACATACACGCTAACTTGCGACGGCACGAACGATGGGGAGGAGGGTGTCATTTGCGTTTATGGAATGGAGGGCGTTCAGGTCGGTACCGGCCAAGACGGTGAGCCGACAATGGCTCCGGTAATCGTTCCCGGCAAAGATGCCGGCGCGCAGCTGGTCGAGAATGTGAAGGGCCATAATGCCACAGCGCTGATAAGCTTGCAGCAGGCGATTGCTGCTGAAGGCGTTGTTCCGAGCGGCCCCGGTTATCCAGACGTCTGCATGGTGGTGACTGAAGATCAGTGGCGGGCTGTCTTTTACACAACGGACAGCGACGCCAAGGTCGAAACAATTCAGCAGCGTTTCCTGCGCGCGAAGAAATACCTTTTGTCCAACGGGAAGGTAGTTCAGGTTGGACAATGGTTCTTCCCGACATAGCCGACATCAGCCGACACGACACGACATTCGTATTTATGTCGTGAGCATCCCAACCCGACACGACACGACACACACTTATAGTGTGTCGTGATGTCGGGTGCTTTGAAGGGTGTTTTTTGAAGGAAGCCAGCCCAGTCTTTAGGAAATCCCTAACACCTCAGTTTGTGCAAAACATGCACGAGCTGCCAGTCATCCGGAAATACCAGACAACTGAGTTGTGGCAAAATTTGCCATGACTGAACCAATGCAAAATCTGCCTCTGCGACGGGTCTCCCCAAAATTGGGGACACCGACCGGACAAATTCGCGCCAAAACCTTATCTCCGTTTTGCCACAGGAGGAACAATGCATCCGCTACTGATGCGCGTGACACGCGGAAAGCGTGAACGCATTGAAGACTACTGCGTCAGGGTTATAGCCCATCACTGCAACTCTGACATCCCAGGTTCGCGGGAGGACATGATCGCCGAGGTTTTGCAATTCTATCGCGACCGCGTTGAGGAATTCGTCGAGGAGCGCGAACGAGGCAAAGCCCTACGGGAAGGGTGGCGTATTTCAGCCAAGTTGCAGGAGACCGAGAAGGAACTCGATAAATTCAAGAATGCCTACACAACGCTTCGAGAAAACACGCCGACATCCATCACAGTTCGCGAAGCGGAGGAGGGATGTTTGAAAGCCTTCAACCTAGCCCGCGAAAAGGCGGCGATGCTCATGGAGGATGAGGGCGGTCAACCCACCAACCAAAGCGAAGCGATCAGAGCAATTCCGGACCCGAAACCACGATGGAGCCGCGTATGAAGATCCCAGAAGGATACTACAAATCCCCCATGTTTCCTGGAATGCTTTTCAAGCGCAGAGAGGCCGCTCCAATTCAGGGAGATCATGCGCCAGTTCGCACAACAGCCGCGCACCGCGCTGCAGTGGAAAAATGGCGCAAGACAGCGCCGGCGAATGACAGTGAGATTTTTGGCAAGAAGCCTAAGACGGAAGCGCCACGTCACCGAGGTTTGGGCGCGATGAGTGGGCTGCTCGCGTTCCGTAACAGGCCTGTCGGCGCGGCTGAGGGCGAAGGCGTGAAAATGAAGGGCTTCTCCGCTCTGGCTACTAACTGGTCGCTTGTGCCCGCCAACGACAACGTTGCGCCTGAAGATGGCTTCGGCAATGAGCGGGCAGTGGAATACGAACCGAGCATTGAGCTGATCATGAAATCGGTCGCTGAGATCGAAACGCGAAAGAAGTCTGAGCCGTCGATGCTGAAGCCAAGAGGCAACCGCGAGATCCACGCCATACCGACTGGGGGCTCGGTGGCATACGGCATTCACGTCGATGATGACGGCAAGCGGCACAACTGCATTATCAGGATTGGGTCTCTACGATTCAGCGATGGCACGCAAAGAGAAAAGGGCCATATTCTGGTGCTTGGGGAGGCGGTAGACGCCGATATCAGGATGCCAGTTGGCGCGATGCTTGGATGCAATGAGAAGTCTGCCCGCGACAAAGGCGCGGAGATCGACGAGACAGGCAGCAACGCGCACTACCGCTGGATGGTGAAAGGGAAGTCCGCCAAGCAACCGAAGAAGAAGGATCGATCGAAGAAGCGCTTCGTTATGTCCAAGATGGAAGCGCGAGCCATGCTTGCAAACGCGATCAAAAATACGCCTGTCATGCCGGGGGTGGAGCGAGGACCGGACGGCTTTCCCTACAGCCCAACAGCGTTGCGTCAATTGTTCATAGCTGGACGCAAGGGCAAGAACGGCGAAACAGGCTCGCAGGCCTGGGAGGATATCGCGGTTGAGAGCGAGAACAAACGACAATTCGAGATCGCGCTCGAGAGCATGCTGGAAAGCGACGTACGTATCCTTGCCGATGCTGTCGACGCGAAAAGCCTGACGCAACTCGGCGAGGCCCGTGGCTACAAGGGGCGCCACGCTGTTGATGCCGGCCGGTCACTTCTAAGGGCCGCCAACGACAATTTCGAGCGTGCACTCGAATTGGCTAGGTACGCTGCGGAAGGGTAGGGAAGAAAAATCCCACTCATCCACCTATTAGAGTGAAGGGGTCGAAATCCCCCAATCACTTCTGGACGCACCGATGTTGCGACGGACGCTCGGCCAGCGATGAGCCGGGCGTAACTATCACGTGGAGTAGAGCAGTCTGGTAGCTCGTCAGGCTCATAACCCGAAGGCCGTGAGTTCGAATCTCACCTCCGCAACCAACCAGCAAGGCAGGAAATTGTAACTCCTGAGAAGATTGGGGCTTCCCAGTCATTCCTTGTTTCGCGCCATTGGCGCACCACGTGCATCTGCGGGTGCACGTTCCTTTCCCAATCCCATGCGCGTTCTCCTCCGCAGCGTGGGTTCATGCGCTGGGTTCCCCATCGTGGTTGAGCCCGGCGCTTTTGATTTCTTGTCTGCCTGTTGACAAAGCAAAGCACGCGAAATAGCCATCCTTTACAACCACAGGGTTGAAGGGGGTAAAATTGGCTACAGTCTCAATTCACAGTGAGGAAGCGGCATGGTCGACCTTGAAGGGTCTGGTCGACGGAACGATTGACGCAAAAGAGCTAGTTCTCGACTTTAGTGACGCTGAGTGGGCGCAGGTCCATTTTAACTTCAAGGGCGAAGATTTTAATCAGACCGTCACTTCATCTGTGATGAAGGGTTTGATAGCGTACCAGGAAGCTTTCAATCGAGCCGTTGCCTTAATTCTTACGGCTGATGCCAAGGCCAATCGGTTGACGCACGATGAGCGAGACGAACTCGAACTAGTGTTTCATGTATCTGAAGGTAGCTCAGATTTCTTAGCGAACGGCTTGGAGCAGCTGAAGACGATTGGTGAGAAAGCGGTTGACAAGATGACGGGCAAGGAAGTTGCGATTACTGCGGTCGTTCTCGCCTTGGTATTTATGGGTGGTTACACGCTCAATAACTATATTGATCGTCAGTATGAGGACGCGAAAGATGCCCGCCAGATTGAGATGGACCGCGGTCAAAAGAAAGACTTGTATGAGTTTCTGCTGAAAGATCGGGCTGCTGAGAACGAGAAGGCAAAGGTTCTTGAGAAAGCTATCACGCTCTCTGAAGAGGCGCGTAAAGTCTCGGAGATGAACCGAGAGGCCATCGACAAGCTAATTCGCAGCAATTCAGGAGCTGATGCAATCACAATTCAGGGAGACGTGATTGACAACGAGCTGATAACGAGCCTTGTGAAAGGCTCTAGAAGCACTGCGAAAGACATTATCATAGAAGACATTTTCGTCGTCGATGCGGTGATTTCAGACGATGTTGAACGCTTTACTGTCCGCTTAAAAAATGTTTCGACAGGGGATATAATCACTGCTTCGCTTGATGATCCACTTGTCAGTGAGACGGCACAAAAAGCCATCAGCCGCGCTCAGTGGCAAGCCAGCGAGATCAAGGTACGAATGTCCGCTAGGAAAGTGGGTAACCAAATTAAGGATGCGCAGATCATCAAAGCATTCAAGCCAAGAACAAAGTAGGTTGCTGGCGTCATAGACCGCGGCCCGTTCCCTTGTTTGGTTGAGCGGGCCGCTTTTGCTTTCTGCTCTGCTTAGCTACAATCAACGTGGCTAGTCACCAAGGCATACGTCGCACAGAGGGTTCTCTGGGTCAGTGGTTAGATATGACACAACCGGCGTGCAGCACATCAAGCATACGGTGTCGCACCGGTTTAATTCATCCTGGCGCGCTTTATTGGCCCGGTCGATTTCGACCTTAGCCATTTCGTTACTGCGCCGACGAAGTTCTGCTGCAATCTCTTCTTCTGTAAAGCCACCCATCTTGCTTGCCCCAGCTCAATGTATACCCAGCATTGAACATTGCACGTCATAAGGGTGTAGTGCAATGCCCAAACCCTACGGCCGCTCAACCGAAGCCGCTCTCTACCGCCGCCTCTATCGCACAGCACGCTGGCAGCGCCTCCGGGATGCACACTTGACGGCGCATCCTTTGTGCACTCGGTGCCTCGCCATTGAGGTGGTTGAGGAAGCGACCGTAGTTCACCACGCAGAAGGTGGGCACAAAGGCGAGGAGGACCGCTTTTGGAATGGACCGTTCGAATCTCTTTGCAAGCAATGCCACGATCGCTTCGGCGCCCTTGAGGACCGAGGCGTGAAGGTCGTTGCCTTTGGCAATGACGGTTGGCCGGTCGACGACTGACCCCGGGGCCAAAGTGAAGTGTCAGCTTTGACAGCCACGGACCGGCGAGGCAGGCAAGCGCTAAATCCCGCAAGTTTTGTAACTATTTTTTAGGTGACGCCATGGGCGCAAGAGGACCGCGCCCCGAGACGCCAGAAATGCAGGCGCTCAAAGGCAATCCCGGAAAGCGCAAGAAACGCGCGCCGTCATTGAAGGCCGCAGGCGACGTCTACATCCCAAATTACTTGGATGATGACGCCAAACAGTGTTTCGAGATGATCGTCGCGTCAATGCCCCAAGGCACTTACGCTGCTACCGATACGGGTGGCATCGCGGTGTACGCCGCGGCTTGGTCAGACCACAAAAGGGCGACTGAGGCCTTGAAGACCGAGGCCCCGATTGTGTCCGGGTCGACGGGAAACCCAACGGTCAACCCCTGGTTCAAAATCAAGAACGAAGCTGCACGGATCATGATGTCGATGGGCGACAGGTTGGGCATGGACCCAAAGGCTCGCGCCGCCATGGTTTTGCCGGAGGAGAAACCCAAATCGAAGTTCAGCGGCCTGCTTGGGCAAGGCGCGGGGAAGGCGTAACCCAAGAGGGGCTGGACCGCGCCCAAAGAGTTATCGACTTCATTGAACTGCTGCGCGTGCCAAGCGGCGAGGGCCAAGGTGGGCCCATGGTGCTGAGGGATTGGCAGAAGCAGTTCATACTCGATGTGTACGCGCCACTCGCAAATGGCAGGCGGCGCGTCAGGCGCGCAATCTTTTCGGTTGCACGAAAGAACGGGAAGACGGCGCTGATAGCAGCACTTGTGTTGGCACACCTTTGCGGCCCTGTGTCGGAGATGAATGGCGAAATTTATTCGGCGGCCACAGACCGTGAGCAGGCAGGCCAAGTCTTTAAGTTTGCGCGCCAGATAATTGAAGCCGAGCCCGAGTTCGGACCCGGCGGCAGTTGTCCGCTCACTGTCGTGCCTTCGACGAAAACCATCCTGTGCAAGCAGAACGGTAGCTTTTACCGAGCGCTTTCGGCTGAGGCCGGCACGAAGCACGGCTTGAACCCATCGCTATGGATCTACGACGAGCTCGCACAGGCGAGAGATCATGAACTCTACGACGTGTTAAACACGTCCCAAGGTGCCCGGAATGAACCCCTTGGCTTTGTCATATCCACGCAGTCCCCCGATCCGGAGCATCCGCTCTCCAAACTGATCGATGACGGCCTGCGAGCGGATGATACACGTGTCTGTGTGCATCTCTATGCCGCTGACGATAATGTCGAAGACCTGCTTGATGAGGATGCGTGGGCTGCCGCCAATCCTGCCTTGGGTGATTTCCGTAAAGTGGAAGATATCCGCGCGCTTGCGGAGGAAGCTGTTCGAATGCCTTCCCGCGAGGCGTCGTTCAGGAACCTCTACCTGAACCAGCGAGTGGATCAGACCACGCCGCTGATTTCGAGGACAGAATGGAAGGCCTGCCAAGACGCCGATGCACGTGCGTGTCGGGCGGACACCGGTGTACTAAAAAAGGGTGAGCGCATCTATCTGGGCTTGGACTTGTCCGCCAAAGTCGACCTTACCGCTCTTGTTGCTGTCTCTGCTGAGCCGGGAAGCGATCGGGTAAAAGCATGGCATTGGAAGCCCAAGGACTACCTTCATGACCACTATAAACGGGACCACTTCGACTACCCGACCATGGTGAAGGAAGGCTGGCTTGATGCTGCTCCCGGCAAGGTGATTGACTTTGGGCACGTCGCTAAAGCGATCAGTCGGATTTCGCAGGAATATGAAATCGCAGGCATTGCATATGACCGGTCACGCATCGACCTGCTTCTGGTCGAATTCGGCCGACTGGGCATTGAAGCCTACAAGGACGGTCAGGATCAGCCCTACGACGGGGCCATACGCATGGTCGACTGGGGCCAGGGGTTTGTATCGATGGCCTCGGCGATTGATGCTCTCGAAGAATCTGTAATCCAGCGTCGATTTGTGCATGACGGAAACCCCGTTCTGGGTTTCTGCTTCGCCAACGCTATCGTCCAGATGGACGCCGCAGGCAATCGCAAGCTGAACAAGGCGGCGACGCGTTTCCGTATAGATGGAAGCGTCGCTACAGCTATGGCTCTCGGTCTGAAGGCAAGAGACGTCGTCAACGGCGTTCCCAACCTGGACGACTTCGTCAACAACATCATCTCTGTCACCTGGTGACGGGCAACCTAGTGGTGAGGCCTGATGGGCTTTTTTGAGAGATGGGTCGGAAGGCCTATCAAGCTCACCGACGGCGAGTTCTGGCGAGGCTTCTTTGGCCTCGGCACCACGTCTGGGGAGACAGTCACGATTGAGAGCGCCCTGTCGCTTGATGCGGTTTGGGCATGCGTCAACCTCGTGCAGAACGCGGCCGGCACGCTACCTTGCATCGTTTATGGCGAGGACGGCGTGACGGTCGACAAGAACGCTCCGCTTTACGAGCTTCTGCACGACATGCCTAACATGGACGACACGGCGCCAGAGTTCTGGTCGATGGCGGCGATGTGCTTGCTGTTGGACGGCAACTTTTTCGCCGAAAAGAAGATGAACGGCGAGCGCCTGGTGGCGCTTAACCCGCTTCACCCCCTGAGCGTTGATGTGTGCCGGTCGAAAGACGGACGGAACACTCGTTACTACGAGGTGACGGAAGACGGCAAAAAGCGCCGAGTGCCAGAAGGCAAGATGTTCCACGTCCGAGGCGTTCGGTTGCCGGGCTGTGATCGCGGCATGTCGCCAATCGGCGTTGTACGAAATACGGTCGGGAGCGCATTGGCAGGCGAGAAAGTCGCGGGCCGGATGTTTAAGAACGGCCTGCTTTCTTCGCTCATTGTCAGCTCGGATCAGATCCTGAAGCCTGAGCAGCGCAAGCAGATCTCCGACACGCTGACGCAGTTCGCCGGCGCCGAGAAGGCTGGCGGGGTGACGGTGCTGGAGGCTGGCTTTAAGCCGTACCCAATGTCGATCAACCCGAAGGACGCTCAGTTCCTTGAGGCGAGGCAGTACAGTGTAGAGCAAATTTGCCGCATCTTCGGCGTGCCGCCCGTTATGATCGGGCACGCCGCCAACGGCACCACGACATGGGGCAGCGGCATCGAGCAGCTGATCCTCCAATTCACCAAGACCTGTATGCGGCCGATGCTCAAGCGCATCGAGGCGGCAATCTATCGTGACCTGCTGGATGCAAAGACCAGGAAGACCACGAAGGTGAAATTCAACATGGAAGAACTCTTGCGTGGCGACAGCACGGCGCGGGCAGAATTCCTGTCGAAGATGGTCACGAACGGCATCTACCTCGTCGATGAGGCTCGATCTTACGAAGACAAGGCGCCAGTGGACGGCGGCAACAAAGCCATCGTGAATGGCACGATGACGCGTCTCGATACGCTCGGCAAGACCGAAACTCCGGCACCAACGCCAGCAGCGCGCGCTGCATAAGGGAAAATCATGAAGTTTGAACACCTGATTTCGGCCTTTCTGGCCGAACCTTGGGCTATTCAGCGCGAAAAACTGGGCGTTTTGGCTGATGTTTTGGTGGCGCGGGCCGAAGGTGAGAAGCTGTTTTCGTCCGAGTTCGCGGCATCAATCGACGACGCGCGCGCCAAGGAAATTGCTGAAACCGGCGGCAGCGTCGCCGTAATCCCGGTTTACGGGGTTCTGGCCGATAAAATGGACCTGTTTTCCGCGATGAGCGGCGGCACTTCCTATGCCGGCATCAAGAGAGCGCTGCACAAAGCGCTTTCGAACGAGGACATCAAGGCTGTCGTGCTCGACATCGACAGCCCCGGCGGCACGGTCCCAGGCACAGACGAGCTCGCAACGGAAGTCCGCAAGCTACGCGGTGGCGAAAAGCCGATCATCGCGCAGGTCAACAGCCTTGCGGCAAGCGCTGCTTACTGGATTGCGGCGTCGGCCGACGAAATTGTCGTCACGCCTTCCGGCCGCGCCGGTTCGATCGGCGTCTACACCGCCCACGACGATCTTTCTGCTGCCCTTGAGCAGCGCGGCATCAAACGCACGTACATTTCTGCCGGCAAACACAAGGTCGAAGGCAACGAGACCGAACCGCTCGGCAAGGAAGCGCTGGCGCATGTGCAGGACGGTATTAACCGCTCGTACAATCGCTTCGTCGCAGCCGTCGCCGAAGGGCGAGGCGTGACTGTCAGTAAGGTCGAAGACAATTATGGCCAAGGCCGAGTTTTCTACGCCGAAGCGCTGATGGACCGCGGCATGGTCGACCGCATTGCGACGCTTGACGAGACTTTGGCGCGTTACGGCGCCGAGGTGGAGCCTGCTCCGGTGAGGCGCATCAAGGCCGCTAACGCCGCGAAGGCTGAGGCCGCAGAAACGCTGGTCGCGAAAATGTCAGCTGGCGAGCAAATCACAAAACGCGAGTTCGAGAACGGCATCAGGGGACTGATGGGGTTGTCGGGCTCTGAGGCGGAGCGGGCCGCTCGGCTCTACCTCAAGGATGGTCAGGGGGCTCCTGACGTCGATGCGGATGCTGCTGCTTTGGCAGCCATTGACCGGCTAATCGCCGAAGCAAAATCACCACTCATTCGATAAAGGAGCCACTCATGGCTGATAATCAACTTGCCGATAAGATCGGCGAGCTCGGTACTTCGCTTGCGTCCATCAAGGAGCAGGTAGGCAATCTCGCTACCGACTTCACCTCCAAGCTTTCCGCCAATGGTCAGGTGTCCGCTGAGCTGAAGGAAAAGACCGACAAGGCGCTTTCCGAGCTCGGTGACGTCACGACCCGCCTCGGCGACCTGGAAAAGCGCGCCGCTCGCGAGCGGGATGGCGGCGATCCCGACGAAAAATCGCTGGGTGATATCGTCGTTGAAGCTGCATGCGCGCAGTCGTTCGATTCTTCCTATCGGGGCATGATTAAGGTGAAGGCCGACCGCGCCGCCATTACGTCGGCCAACACCACCGTCGGCTCCGGCCGCTCTCAGGGTACCTCTCTGGTTCCCGGCGCGCGCGTTCCCGGCATCTTTGGTCTACCTGAGCGACAGCTGACTATCCGCGACTTGGTGATGCCCGGCCAGACGTCTTCGAGCACGATCGAATACGTCAAGGAAACCGGCTTTATTAACAACGCCGCTCCGGTCGCCGAAACGACCGCCAAGCCGTACTCGGATCTGACGTTTGACATGACGTCCTCACCTGTCCGTGTGCTGGCCCATCTCTTCAAGGCCTCCCGCCAAATCCTGGACGACGCGCCAGCGCTGCGCTCCTACATCGACGGACGTGCTCGTTATGGTCTGCGTTTCGTCGAGGAAAACCAGCTGCTGAATGGCTCTGGTACCGGTCAGAACCTCCACGGTCTTGTCCCACAGGCGACCGCGTTCAACCCGGCGTTCGCTGCCGCAGACGAAACGGCAATCGACCGTCTCCGTCTGGCTGTTTTGCAGGTCGTTCTCGCCGAGTATCCGGCAACTGCGTTCGTGCTGAACCCCATCGACTGGGCGAAGATCGAACTGACCAAGGATGCCGGCGGCAACTACATCATCGGCAACCCGCAGGGCTCGCTCACTCCTACGCTCTGGAACCTGCCGGTCGTATCGACGCAGGCCATGGCCGCAGGAGAGTTCCTTACCGGAGCGTTCAGCTTCGCAGCCCAGATCTTCGACCGCATGGACATTGAGGTCCTGCTTTCGAGTGAGAACGTGGACGATTTCGAGAAGAATCTCTTCACGATCAGAGCCGAAGAGCGCCTGGCGTTCGCAGTCTATCGCCCTGAGTCCTTCGTGACCGGCGACGTGGAAGGCGCCTAATTGACCTAAGGGGAGCTTCGGCTCCCCTTTCCTTAGGGAGTGAACATGACTGATTTTCTAGAAGTGAAGGCCAAGCGTACGTTTGCGGTTGGCAAAGAACTGAAGACCAAAAAGAGCGATCCGTTCAAGGTCGAGGCGGGCGAGGCGAAGCAGCTCGATGAGCTGGGCCTGGTAGAGATTTTGGGCGAGGCAAAGGCTGAAACCTCTACAGAAGACGACGCCGCGGATGAAGCCGATGACAAGCCCGTGATTTCCTCTGCTCGCTCGACGAAGAAGAAGGACAAACCCGATGCTGTCAACGAAGGTTCGTAAGCGCAGGGTCGCATCCTATATCGGCGCCGGTATCGTCAACGGTATCGGCTCACCGGTGAATTCTGTTGCACCTGCAATCACGGGCACCGCGCAGGTTGGCCAGACGCTGACCTCAACGACGGGCACATGGTCCGGCTCGCCGACTTACGCGCGTCAGTGGTTTGCTGCTGGCGTCGCGATTTCTGGCGCTACAGCGGCCACCTATGTTCCCGTTGCGGGCGACGTTGGTAAGGCCATAACGGTCCGCGTCACTGCAACGAATGACAAGGGCAGCGTGCCCGTCACAAGCGCGCCAACGGCCGCAGTAGTGGCGGCTTGATATGCCAATCGTCGATCTCGAAACCCTAAAGAAGCATCTCCGTGTCTTTCATGAAGATGAAGATGTGGAGATCGGCCTTTACCGTGATGCTGCAGAAATCATCGTTACGCAGCATCTTGATCGTGAAGTTGTAGCCGTAGGCGAAACGCCTTCTGCTGCCGACGGCATTGCTGCAACGCCCGCAATCGTGTCGGCGATCCTTCTCGTGACCGGCGACCTCTACGAGGTGCGGGAGCCTGACACGAAGGCAACAGGCGACGCAGTCCTTCCGCGCGCAGTGCGGATGCTTCTGGCGCCGTGGCGTGTCTGGCGAACAGTGGCGGATGACTATGTGGCTCCGCTTCCATGAGCCGTTCGACTGGCGCCAGCCAGGCTTCACCATCGCCTATAAGGCCGGTCTCTACAACGTCACGCGCAAGTGTGCCGCGGCTGCGATAGCGGCTAAGGCTGCCGAACCCACCAAGGATCGACCGAATGCCAAAACGCAAGAGGGCGGGCGCAGGCTCGCTGAGTGAGCGCATCGGCTTTGAGGCCGAGGTCGAGGGTGACGATGGGTATGGTGGCGTAGTGGTCGGCTTCGCGGAGCAATTCGTTGAGCCAGCCCGCCTTGAACCGCGCGTCGGCAGCGAGCCTGTCATCGCCAGTCGCCTTCAGGGATTGCAGCCATTCACCATGACTGTCCGGAGCAACGAGCGCACCCGCACCATCACGCCAGCTTGGCGGGCGCGAAATAAGCGATCTGGCGTGGTTTACGCGATCAAGGCTGTGGTCAACATCGACGAGCGCAACCAGTGGATCGAGCTGCTTGTGGTACAGGGGGAGGCGTCGTGATCAAGGCAAAAGTCCTAGGCCGCGAAGCGCTGACGAAGAAGCTCAATCAGGTCGCTCCGCTCGCCAACAAGTACGCCGCCGAAGCGAAGCTACAGATCGCTACCGAAGCCGCCGATAAAATCTCCGACCGAGCGCCGATAAGCAACAGCGCAACGGCCGGCGACTACGCTGCCTCTATACAGGGCGCCAAGATTTCTGACAGACCGACTGCGAAAGCGCTTGTCGGTGCATCGGCCAGCAAGGATCCGGATGCGACTGGCGTTTTCGCCGCTTGGATTTGGCATTTTTTGGAGTTCGGCACACGGCCGCATAACGTTGCGAAGGGTGGTGGTACGGTTGCCGGCAAGAAGCAGGCGGCCGGCGCAAAGATGCATCCTGGCACGCGGGCGCAACCGCATATTTTCCCGACGTGGCGAGCATTTAGGGCAAAAGCGAAGAAGCGCATCAACGACGCCGTCTGGCGTGGCGTAAGGGAGGCCATGAAAAAGTAATGGCTAACCTAGATCTAGAACTCCAAGGTGCCATCGTTGCGAGGCTAAAGGCGCGAGCAGGTCTGACGGCGAAGGTGGCCCAAAGAATTTATGACAGACCGCCGACCAACGCACCGTTTCCGTACGTCGAGTACGGCGAAAGCCAAGTCATCAGGGATGATGTCGGCTGTTTAAAGTCGAACCTCATCTACGTGACGATCCACGTTTGGTCGCAATACTCCGGAGGCTTCAAGGAGCTGAAGGAAATCATTCACGAGGTCGTCGAGGCTCTGGATGAAGCACCATTAGTGCTGCCCTCACATCGATTGATATCGATCACGCGGCAAGACACCCGTCATTTCAAAGACCCGGACGAAGTCACGACCCACGGTGTCGTCGAGTTTGTCGCGCGCGTCGAGACACCGGCCTGATTGGCCACCAACCCCTAATTTTTGAGGTTTACAAATGGCCGACGGTCAACAGATTGGTCGTACGCTGCTCATCCAGATAGGCGGCGAAACTCCCGAAGTCTTTTCGAACCTGTGCGGTCTCACGACCCGCAGCTTCAATATGTCCGCCAATGAGGTCGACACGACCATCACGGACTGCGTCAATCCAGAGAATACGCCGCAGAAAACAGCAGAGCCGGGCATCAAGAATCGCACGTTCTCTGGTTCCGGCAAGTTCGTTAAGAGCGCTTCGAACACCGCGTTCATGACGCACGTCAATGATGCTACCAAGTTCAACGCCAAGGTGATCGTTCCTGGCCTTGGTACTTACACCGGCCCTTGGTTCGTTTCTGAATTCGAGTTCAGCGGCGAGATGGAAGGCAACATGGAATTCACGGCCACGTTCGTTGCTGCCGGCGTTCTGACGTTCGTTGCGGAGGTGTAATTTGGCCGATGCTGAAAAGTCGTTCCCGCTCGAAGTGAATGGCGCGCGGGGCGAAGTCGGCCTGTTCGTTGGCAAGGTGCCGCTGGTTATCGTTGCCGAGATGGGCGGTCTTGCCGCTGTGTCTTCGCGCCTTTCCTGCAAGAGCATGTCCGATCTGTTTCTTCGCCTTTCAGGCGTCGAGCCGGCCGCTACTGTGGCCGCACTCGACCTTCTTACCGTCCGCGGCGACAAAGTCGCGGCAATTGCCGCGCTGAAGCTCAAGCACTTCGGCGCCGTCGCCAAGGCGATCTCTGAGGCACTGTCCCACCATTTTGATGAGGAAGACGAGGGAAACGGGGAAGCCGCTCAAAAGGCGGCGTAGAAGAACCTTTCCCTTGGCGCGACTGGCAAAGGATCGCATTCGGCGGCCTTGGCTGGACACCTGCAATTTTCTGGGCGTCTAGCTTGACCGAGTTCACCCTTGCGGTGAAGGGCAAGGCCGAAGCGAACGGAGCCAAAAAGTCCGTGGCGCCACCGTCTGACGAAGAGATGATGAATTGATCAAAAAGTACGGGGGCTGATCAACGTTCCGCAGCAAGCTGCTGCTTGTACGTGATGTACCCGTTCTCACGGCACCAATCGCGCAGGCGCTTTGCATCGCCCAGTTGCCACGCATAAAGCGGGCTCAGGCTCTCCTTGCAACGCTCCACCTTGACCATCTCAGTATCCCCCGCCGCGGGGATGCTGGGTGGTGTCCGAACCTGGGCCTCGGCGTTGTTCTGCGATGCCAAGAGCAGTGCCGCCGCCGCAACTACAGAATGCAAATATTTCACCATATCCATCCTTCTCGGCTCGCCATTGGCGGGCTTTTTCACGTCAGGACACCGACTTGGCCGGCAACAACAGTGATGATCTAATTATCTCAATCAGCACCGATCTTGCAACCGTAAAGCGTGCGCTAAATCGGCTGGTGTCGGACGTAGGCGCAGCATCAAACGGCATCGAGAAACGTTTTGCCGCTACCGGTAAGTCGATCAACAACTCGCTCACCACCTCGATGCAGGATCGTATCAACAGCATGGTGGGCATCGGTACGACGGCAGCAAAAGAATGGAACGGGGTTCTCGCTGATCAACAGAAAGAGCTTGATCGCCTCCGCGCCAAATACAGCCCGTTGTTCGCAACAATTTCGAATTATAAGAACGCGGTCGCCGAAATTCGGCAGGCCCATGCCGCCGGAGCAATTTCTGCCAACGAGATGGCGTCTGCGATTCAGAGGGAGCGACAGGCGGCACTTGCGTCGACCGCGGCCATTAAGGGTCGCAACGCCGCGTTGAAGGCTTCGGTCACGACGAGTAGCGGCAACAGCTTCAATACCGCAAACATTGCCGCTCAGTTCCAGGACATCGGCGTGACCGCAGCGATGGGGATGTCTCCCATTCAGATCGCCCTGCAGCAGGGCACCCAGCTTTCGGCCGTCCTGCAGCAGATAAAGGATAGCGGGCAAGGTGTCGGCAAGGGGCTGGCCGCCGCGTTCGGGCAACTGGTTTCCCCCCTTTCGCTGGTAACGATCGGCACTATTGCTGCAGGAACGGCGGCCCTCCAATACTTCTACAATGTAATGACCGAAGGCGATAAGTCCGCCGAGGTGCTTAAGGAACAAGCGGCGCTTATTTCTTCTGTCGCCGAGAGGTGGGGCGATGCGATCCCGGCGCTCCGGGAGTACGCTGACGAGCTGAAGCGAGCGCAGAATGTTTCCGACCTAAAAGAAGGTGCCGAGATCATCAACGCTAAGACGCTGGAAGGCGTCAGGGCGGAAGTTGATAAGGCAGTCGTTTCATTCGCGGATTTGCTCGACCTACTTAGGTTAGCGGGTGAAAAGGCAGACACGATAACTAACCTTCAGGTCGCGTTCGATAAATTCGCTGGGTCCGCCGAAGAAGGAAAGGTACAGACTGAAGAAGTTAAGCGCGTACAAGACGCGCTAGCGGCCGCTATTAACGGGACGGGTCTACAAGCTGCGTCTGACTTCGCCGACAAGTTCAATGATCTGGCTGCTGCTGCACTCGTCGCTGCCGGCAACGTTCAAAAGGTCAATGATGCCACGTCAAGAATGACTGACATCACAACTTGGCGAAGCTACAATCCCAATAGCGGGAAGCTGGAGACCAACGCCGACCCTTGGGCGGACAATATTCAGAACCCTGGTTTTATGACGCCAGAGTTCGGCCCCACACCAGAACGCCGGCCATCCGATCTGGACACAGACAAAAACAGAGGTTTCGGTGCGCCGAAGCGCGCAAGGGCCCCAAAAAAGACCGCGTCCGACCGCTTCGCGGAAGACCTTCAGGCTGTCCGAGATAGGACCGAGGCGTTGCGCCAGGAAATGAACCTTATTGGCTTGTCCAATGAGGCTCAAGTTAAGCGCCGTACAGCGCTAGACCTGGAGCAAAAGGCGCTGGCCGACCTTCGCGAAGAGGCGCGCAAGAAGGGCGAAAAAGACCTCGAAAGCATCACGCTTTCGCCCGACAAGATTGCTGCAATCGAGCAGGAGTCTGCTGCATATGCTCGTCAATCCGAGGCGCTTAGAAAAGCGCAAGAGGAACAGCAAAAGCTGAATGAGTGGAACAACGTCGCGAGAGACGCAACGCGCGGCTTCATCGATGATTTGATCCATGGCGAGAGTGCCGCGGATGCATTTGCAGGAGCGCTCAGCCGCATTGCAGATGCCCTCTTGGACGATGTGCTCAATAGCATCTTCAAGGTGAACAGCGCGGCTGGCGGCAGTGGCGGTTTATTGAGCGGCCTGTTTAGTCTTTTCGGCGGTGGTGCGTCTCGTTACGCCGGCCTGTCAGGTGGGCTTTTCTCAGAGGGCGGATTCACTGGTCCGGGCGGCAAATACCAGCCTGCAGGCATCGTGCACAAAGGCGAGGTCGTGTGGTCCCAAGCCGATGTGGCGCGGGCCGGTGGAGTAGGGGCAGTTGAAGCGCTCCGCAAAGGCTACGCCAACGGCGGTCCGGTCGGGATTTCGGTCCCAACAATCCCCTCGCTAAGACCGGCCAACGACAACGCAGTGAAGGTCAATTACGCGCCCGTCATCGACGCGCGTGGAGCTGATACTGCCGCTGTGGCCAGGCTGGAAAAGGTTGTCGCAAAGCAGGGTGCAGAAATGCAAGGCCGCGTCGAAGCCGCCGTCCGATCGGCTCAGAAGCGAAACGTGAAGTTGGGGTGATCAGCCTGCTTCTGTTTCAGTTCGTCGACTTCTTTTCTAAGTGCGCTGATCTCTTTGGCCATCTCTTCAAGCACCCGATATACGGCTGTCCGGCTGTTTATGTCGTGCTGCGCGTCTGCCGCACTGCGCGCTAGGTGGCGAAGATTGCTAACTGACATCAAAAATTCCCCCTTAAGATGAATGAGGAACACAATGAAAGCTTACGTTGTCGTTGGCAAGCCGTATATTTTTGATGATGGCTACGAGATGTATACCCGAGACGGGTTTGTCCATCATGATCTCGATGAGGCCAAAAAAGAGGCTGATCGTCGCGCTCGTTCAGAGCCGGGCGAGTCCTTCATCATCATGGAGGCCGTCGCGATATCCGAGCATGTTGTCGAGCCTCTGCCGGTGAAGACCGTATCGTTGCGTGATGTGAGTGGAGCGTGTGCCGAGCAGACGGCCGATCTACGCCGCAAGCTGGACGAACTGAATTCGACTTTTGCTAAGCGCGTTGAGGAAGCCATCAAGTCGGCCAGCATACGCAACGTCAGGCACCATCTATGACAATCACATACCCGCTCCCAACCTCGTTTTTCGATGAGTTCCCAGGCTGGTCGACAGAGTTCAATCTGCTTTGGCGGCAGGAGCAATCCCGCACGGCCGGTGGACGAACTGTCGTCAAAGACATGGGATCGCCGCTCTGGCAGATGACGGCGCAATCGCGCTCGATGAAGCCGAACGAGCTAGACTACTGGCGCGCGCGGCTGACGAGCTTGGAAAACGGGCTCAAGACGTTCCGCGCATTTCCGAAGTCGCGTTGTTTCCCGGTGGCGTATCCGAATGGCAGTTCGCCAACCGGGAGCGCATTTGCCGGGGTAGGGCAGGTGGCTACGATTGCGAGTAACCGCAAGGCAATCTCGCTGTCGGGTCTTCCCGCTGGCTACAAGGTCTCGGTAGGCGATTACGTCCAGATTGGCGACAAAGACCTGCATATGGTGATGGAGCCTATGACGGCCAGCGCAGGCGGAGTGACAACGCAGTTTGAGGTTCGTCCGCATCTATGGCCCGGTGTCACGGCGCCTGTGGCGGCGACGCTGGTAAAGCCTTCCTGCATCATGGCGATCGTGCCCGGCTCAATCTCGACAACAGCCGACATGGCCACCGGTCGCGGCACGGTCACGTTTCAGGCGATCGAAGCCCGCTAAGGGAAATCAATGAGAAACATCTCAGCAGAAAACCTTGCTGCGCTTGAGGCGCGGCAACTGGTGGCGCGTGACTTCCTCTGGTTCGTTGCGCGCGATCGGACGACTGGTGCGCCGGTTACCGACGGCATGTGGTCGGACGTTGGAAACGTGTCAGCCGCCGTCGTGCATCCGGACACAGGACTGCCGGTTACGCGTGACTGGTATGGCTCCGGCACGCTGGTGCAGATCGATGACATTCCGCTCGTTGCCAATCTCTCGGTACAGAACGTCAACATTCGCCTGTCTCAGGTAAGCGAGCACGTGCAGACGCTGGTGCGGCAGTATGATTGCCGTCAGGCCCGCGTCGAGATCTACCGAGGCTTGTTCGATCCGGATAGCCGCCAGATGGTCGCGCCGGCGGAATGCCGCTTCGTTGGCTTCGTCGATACCATTACGATCAACACGCCTTCCGAAAATGAGGAAGGCAGCGTGACGATGGTTTGCGCGAGCCACACGCAGGAAATGACGCGGTCCAATCCGTCGACGCGCAGTCACGCGACGCAGGTGATTCGACAGGCCGGTGATGCTTTTTACACCGATGCAGACACCTCGTCCGAGTGGGAGTTCTTTTGGGGCTCCGAAAAGGGCAAGGTTGCCACGCAGCCGAAGCGGAAAAAGTTCTTAGGAATCTTCTGATGGAGGTCCGCTTCGCCACCGCCGAGGATCGGGACCGCGTTGTGGCGCTCCTGCGTGAGAGCCATGAAGCCGCCGGGTTCACCTTTCCATTCCAGGCGGCATATGCCGATCGGTTGTTTCAGCAGCATCTGGCGTCGGATAATGCCGTCGTTCTCGTCGCTGGCGATCCCGCGCAGGGCTTGCTGATGGCCTGTGCTTTCGAACACCCGTTCGGCGCTGGTCGCATTGCCAAGGAAACGGTCTGGTTCGTCACTCCAGCGGCTCGCGGTCGAGGCGCGATCAGGATGCTCGACGCTTATGAGGCGTGGGCGCGGTCGGTCGGCTGCGTCTCTGTCGGTATGGCTTCGCTGGCAACCAATGACGTCTCCAGTCTCTACGAGCGGCGCGGCTACAGCGCCGTCGAAACACACTTCATGAAGCCGCTCTAGCGGCGCGGCGCGCGCAGCGCATCCCAAGGAAAATCGATGGCTATCTTTTCTGGCATCGCGGCTGCGATCGGCGGCGCGATTTCGGCTGTCTCTGGATTTATCGGCGGCCTTGGCGCAGTCGGCGCATTCCTGCTGAAAACTGCCGTTGGCCTAGGCGTCAGCCTTCTGGCGCAGTCTCTCGCTGGGAAGCCCAAAGATCCGACGTTCTCGATCAACGGCACACTGCAGGGTGGCGGCGATGTTGCTCGCTCGTTCATCATGGGTCGCACCGCTACCGCTGGTTCGCTCGTGTTCGTCAATACCTGGGGGCAGGACGGCGATACGCCGAATGCCTATCTGACGCAGGTCATAGCACTCTCGGATTTGCCGGTGCGTGGTCTTGCCGAGGTCTGGGTCAATGGCGAGCTCGTAACGTTCGGCGGTCTGACGGATCGCGGCTATGCAGTCAACGAGTATCCGGACAGTCTCTGGGTCAAGTTCTACGACGGCACGCAGACAACGGCCGACAGCTTCCTGTTTACTTCCGTATCGAATGGCAACAGGTGGTGGAACCCGGATCGTATCGGGCGCGGCGTTGCTTATGCCATCGTCACCGCTCGCGTCTCGAAGAACATGTTTTCGGGCGTGCCGTCCTTCAAGTTCGTGCTCGAAGGCCTGCGCCTCTACGATATCTCGCGCGACAGCACGCAAGGCGGCGTTGGTCCGCAGCGCTTTGCCGATCCGGCGACGTGGGGCGGAGATGGTGACTTCCTGCCTGCAGTGCAGATCTACAATCTGCTGCGCGGCATCACCTATAACGGTCAGTGGTTTTATGGCCTGCAGAACCTTTCCTCTTCACGCCTGCCTGCCGCAGCGTGGATTGCGCAGATCGAGAAGCATCGCGCCGGTACGCTGGAATCGACGGGCTGGGTAAACACCTATCGAAGCGGTGGCGAAATTCAGGTTGATGCACCGCTGACCTCCGCCGTTGAAGCGTTGCTGACGGCTTGCCAAGGCAGGATTTCGGAAGTCGGCGGCGTTTACTATCTGCACTCGGGTGCGCCCGAGGCTCCAGTTATCGCCTTCACCGACGACGATATCCTGTCGACGGAGGAGCAGGAGTTTACGCCATTCCTCGGGCTGGCTGACACGATCAACGGTGTTTCGGCAAACTATCCTTCGCCGGCAGATGGCTGGGTCGCCAAGACCGCCCCGCCGCTCTACCGAACTGACCTGGAAGCAATCGACGGCAACCGCCGCCTGATGGCTGACGTCGACCTGAACTTCGTTCCTTATCCGGAACAGGTGCAGCGCTTGATGAAATCGGCGCTGGAGGAGGCTAGACGCTTCCGCAGGCATACAATTGTTCTGCCGCCGAAGTTCTGGGCCTACGCGACGCCGGGAACGGTGTTTTCGTGGACGTCAGAACGCAACGGCTACATCGCCAAGCTGATGCGGATCGACGGCGTTGCCGATCGCGCCAATCTCGATGTGATGATAGACATCACTGAGGTGGATCCTGCCGATTATGACTGGAGCAGTGATACCGAGTTCAAGCCGCCGGTTGATGGCCAGCTTGGCGTCATTCGTCCAACGCCACAGCCTATTGTCGACTGGTTTGCGGAACCTGCCACGGTCAAGGATAGCTCCGGTGAAGATCGGCGACCGGCTATTCGGCTGACCTGGGATAACAGCGATGGGCGCCTCGATGACGTGATCGGCATCGAATACGAGGTGAGACTACAGGCCACGCTGGAGAAAATCTCCGAAGGCCGCACAGACCAGCCGCAGGTCGGCTCGATGCTTATCTCGCAAAGCCTCCTTCCGGCCGAAAGCTACGTCGTCCGCGGGCGATACATTCCTGGCGGCGACAGACCGGTGTTGTGGTCGGGGTTCATTCCGGTGATCACGCCAAATATCCTGCTCTCCGATAAGGACGTCTTCGTTGACATCGATCTGACCGGTGTTGAGGAAGCCCTTGGCTGGCTCCGTAACAGCACCAGAACCGCGCAGGATGCCATCGACGGCCTCATCGCCGCGCAGATGGAACTGGCAACGGTCGCGTACAAAGACACGCGGAAGCTTGCCAGAGAGCTGTCTGTCGAGCTTGGCGCGGCGCGCGCCGAATATCGCGAGGATATCCAGCTTGCCGTAAACGAGACCATGGCCGTTGCAGGCAAGGTCGAAACGTTAACAGCGGCGTTGGGCGGTAGTTCGGCGTTCGTCAATGTCGCATGGGCTGCCATCGCTGCTCCATCAGGATACGCGGCGCGGTATGGCGTTACGGCCGCAGTCAATGACGGCGCATATCGCGCTGCGTCGTTGCTGCTGGATGTTCCGGCCAACCCGGCCCTGCCGACACGCGTGATCGTTCAGGCTGGTCAGTTTGTTGTCGCGAGCGACGACGGGGCGACTATCAAGCGGCCCTTCACGGTGCAGGATGGCGTCCTCTACGCGAATGACATCAGGGTCAACAAGCTCTCGGCATTCACCTCGGTTTTGGGTAACGTGAACATTGAAGAAGCCTATATCGGCAATCTCCAAGTCGGCACGTCGAATATTGCCGAAGGGGCGATCACCGGTGCTTTCACAGTTGCGGGCGAGAGCATTACCGTGACGCACGGAGCCGGTGCCCCCAACGTCTTACTTCTATGGAAAACCAGAGGGAGCATGATCACGACAGTGAATCCGCCCGATGTGGCCACGGCTACGATGAGACTCCTTGAGAGCGGTAATGTGATCGATGTCGCGCACAGTTCGGCGGTTCAAAGCAACACGACGGCCTACGTAAGCTCAAGCGTCAATTTCCGCCCTCCCTCCGGCAGAACACAAACGACGTTCAGCATGGATAGCCTCGGCGGTCCCTCAGGGTCGTTGGCAAGCGGTAGCCGCGTTTCCGAAATAACGGCGCTGGTGTTCAAGCGATAACTTCAAAACAGGTGAAAAATGACAACCGGAAATCAGATGCAGGTTGACGCTTCCGTCATCCTGCAAGAGGCGGAAGTGCGTGAAGCGTTTCTCGTCAACCGCACGCTTCTGCTCTCCCAGCAGCTTCTAATGCAGAAGCAGGAAAACCAAATCCTCCTCGACAAGATCAACGGCCTTGAAGCCGATCTGCGCCTTGCGAAAGGCGAGGGCGACACCGTCGATACCGGTAACGGAGCATCCGAATAATGGCTAACACCACATGGTACGGCGACGGTACGGCAACCGTCGCTGTCGGCTCTCGCACTGTCACCGGCACGGATACCGGCTGGCTTACGGAAGTTGCTGGCCTCACCCCGATCAAGGTCGGTGACAAGTTCGGCATTCACGTTGGCCGCCCGATCGTCATCGAGCAGATCATCAGCGATACGGAATTGTTGCTTGCTGATGATTGGCCGGGTCCCGCGCAGACTGACGGGCCTTACAAGGTCGAGCTGACCTCGCCAACGATTGCCGCAGTCGAGGCTATGCGCCGGCTGCTGGCTTCGCTTTCGAATGGCAACCTCGACAGCCTGTCTGAAATCTCGGTTGGCACCGATGACATTCCGATCGGTATCGGACCGGGAGTGTTTGGGACGATTAACAAGGCGGCGCTGGTTCAAGGCGTCCAGTATAACGCTTGGGTGGCGAACCTTGCAGGTAGGGCTGCTTACAACGGTGCTGCTGCCGGCTTCTCGGTTCTCGTCATTGATATCGGAGACGGCCGGTCTGCGCTCTATTTCAAGAACTCGGCCACGTCGGGTGATTGGAGCGCGCCGTCTTATGTGACCGGTCCTGTCGGCCCTGCGGGCGTTAACCAGCGCGGCAACTACAGCGCAGGCACGGCCTATGCGATCCGCGATATCGTGCAGTATGGCGGGTCGACGTGGATCGCCAAGGTTGCCACGACCGGCAACGCGCCGCCGACGCTTCCGACGACCGAGAACACACAGTGGCTTCTGTTCGCTCGCTCTGGCACTGCCGGTGTTGTGGATCGTGGCGCTTACAGCGGCGCGACTGCCTATGAGGCGAATGACATCGTTCTCAATAACGGGTCTACGTGGCTTGCGCTTCAGTCGACTACCGGCAATGCGCCTCCAGTCTTGCCTGCTGAAAGCAACGCCTACTGGCGACTGCTGGCCCGCAAAGGGACGGATGGCACGGGGACGGGTGATTTCGTCGGGCCGTCCGGTGGAGTTGCTTCTGGCGATATGGTCGCTTTCGCTGACACCACGGGCAAACTTGGACGAAAAGCGACACAGGCGGAACTTAAGGCGGCAATCGGCGGCGTTCCCGTCGCTGGTTATATTTCTCCCGGCTTTACTTTGATGAACAATACGACAGATGCAGCCAATGACATCGATTTCCCAACTGGCGTAGTTGCCAGTTCTGCTGCATCTCCCATTCTAATGTCTCACACCGGCGTGACGATGCAGCTTGATGTGGCATGGGGCGTAGGTAACGGCGGCCGATTTGACAGCGCTGTATCTGACGGCACGTGGCATTGCTTCATCATCAGCAACGGCACAGTCTCTTCGCGTGGGTTCTCGAAGTCGCTCGACCCCACAACCCAGCCGAACTATCCATCCGGCTTTACCCACTATCGGAGAGTGGGGTCCGTCCTGCGCGTTTCTTCGGCAATTTTGCCATTCGTGCAAAACGAGGACGAGTTCGATCTGGTTAATGCCATCGAGGACAGGAACAGTACTGCGGGGTTTGGTGACGGATTCCTGACTATTTCAGTACCTTCCGGAATTATCGTTCGTCCGAAGCTCCGCACCGTGCAACAGCAGGCCACAACAGGAAGCTTCCAGACTCGAATTAGCAGTATCGGTCGAACATCTGTCGTGGCTCGATGCACCACGTCCAATGCAAACGAAGTCGCAGCCGCCTTCATTACGGACATCTTTACCGACGCTTTGGCTCGCATCCGTTATGAGGCCGTCGCGTTCGCTGGGACCGTCTCATATAACGTTCTGACGACCTACGGCTGGATTGACAAGCGAGGGAGAGCATAATGGTTTATGTTCAACGAGATGAGCATGGGGCCATCATTGGTCTATATGCGAATCCACAGAGTGGGTGCGCAGAAGAGGAAGCTGCTGACAGCGACCCCGAAGTTGTCGCTTTCCTCAACCCGGTCACGATTACCGACTACGAAAACGCCATCCAGAACCTTGTCGATGAAACTGCCCGAGAAAAGCAGTTTCGTGACGGCGTGACGCTCGCATCCTACATCGGGTCAACAATTCCGAAATGGGCGGCAGAGGCTCAGGCCTTCGTCGCATGGCGCGATAACGTCTGGCGCTACTCTTACGGCGAGTTGGCCAAGGTGCAGGCCGGTCAACGGCAGCAGCCGACCGTCGACCAGTTCCTTACGGAAATCGCGCCCATCGCTTGGCCGGTAACGTAATCCGAAATTTATTGTCTACAATCGGAAAATCCCCACGGCGACTGGAAGTGAGGCAAAGGGAGTTGATGCTGTGGATCATGCTTATCTGCTAGCAAAACGGGACGCAGTAGTTGCGTTACTCACTTAGACTTACTGAAAAAAATGACCACTAATCTATCAGATCCGCTAAGAGGGGGTGATGGAGCTTTCCTGACGGTGAATGTCTATTCAGCAGGGGTAGGAAGTGAGCGGCGTCCGTTGCCGCTCATCATCCAATCAGACACTCTCCGTCCAACCTTGTGGCTCGGGATCTCTACAAGTTTGTGAATGGCATAAGCCATAACCACAACCATCGCGCAGGTTGCCAAGAGAGCCACCCCAGGCGTCACAGAGAGGTCAATCAATACCCTCATGGTGACATACCCGAAAGCGCAGTGAACGACATAGAGAGGGTATGAAATGCTCGCGAAGAAACTGAAGATGCGACCCCTTAGGAAACGCTCACTAAACATAGCGATGACAAATGCAACGATTGCGTACCCGTATGACCATGAGTGATCCATGATCGGTGCTACGTCGCGAGCTTGCGACCATAGACCAGTCATCATCGCAAATAGGGTTGCGGATATCCCAAATGTCGCCCACGCAGGCAATCGGCCTACGTACCAGTAGTGGAATGCCACTCCAATGAACATGAAAATGAGATACTGGGTCGAAGATGCCAGGACGAAGGGGATGGTGTACGCACGACCGTCAGCATATCCTCCGGTCGAGAACATCCAAAAATATAGTGCCGGAATGAACATCACAGCTGGCGCCATAAAGACTAGGGGTGAAAGCCTTTTGAAAAGAGGCGCTAGCAACGCACAGACCACATAAAATTTTATTTCTACTTCCAGCGTCCATATCACGGGGTCGATGTTGGGAGACCACACCAAATCCCGTGTACCGAGCAGATACTGCACAACGATATGGCTTGTGGTGTACTGCCATTGGCCGCCAAAATACCAAGTGGCGAACATGATTGAACAGAGGGTAAGCGTGAAGCCGGCCACGTAGGTAGGTACGAGCCGGAATATCCTACCGATCAAAAAAGGCACGGCGCTCAACCGTCTCAAGGAGAACGGGATCACGAAACCGCTGACCAGGAAAAAGAGTGCCACACCAAAAATGGCGTAGTTGATATACCCGGGCCCGATGATCCAATAAGCGAAACGAGGCGTCTCGATGGAGGCAGGTATCGGCGCCACATTCGCCTGTGCCGCAACAATTTCTCGGCCGAACCAGAACACGCCGAGATAGTGGCCAAAGATTACCAGCACAGCGGCGATCCCGCGCAACGTGTCTGCGAAGACAACTTTACCTGACTGCAAATTGCGCACGAAGATCCCCTCAATCGATGCGCGAACAACTACCAATAGCTGGCCGCACCTGCAAGACGCACGTGGCAATTATGTAATGAAATTCTAATACGCGCTCAAATTGTTCGTTATCGAGCATAATTGCTGGCTTCGGCTGGCCATTTTTATTGCGAGGTCGGATCAACCACAGAACATCGCTATGGCTCATAAGAACCGCTACAACTTCAAAACGCCCAGCTTACCCGGCACCCATAACCCACAAAGCGAAAGAGGCCCGACGCTCCGCCAAGCGCCGAGGCCTCAATACCGCAGCCCGTTTCAGGGGACGTGCGGCGCTTCCCCCATATCTGCAAGTATCGGCTGTATCAATAGCAGCAAAAGACCCGCGCAGCTGGGGGACGTTTGCGCGGGTCTTTAGGCCATGAATTGGGGACATGGCGCCGTCTAAACGCGCGGACCTACCGAACGTTCCCAACCTTTTCCAACTAGGACAACCAAATGCCAATCACCAAGATCTCCACACAGGGGAGGGCTTTCGTGCGCCTGCATGAGGGCAATCCGCTTACCGCCTACCTTGATCCTGTCGGTGTTCCGACGATCGGAACCGGGTTCACGATGCGAAGCGATTCCGTGCGCCGTGAGCTGGCCAAGATCGGCATCACGAAGCTCGTGCCAGGCAAGACGAAAATCACGGCCGCCCAGAGCGATGCCATCCTCGATGCCGTGCTTGCCGCTGAATACGTGCCCGCTGTTGTTGCCGGCTCTCCCGCCGACCGCAAGCAGCACGAACTCGATGCCGCTACTTCTGTCACCTTTAATCTCGGCGTCGACGCCATGAACTGGACGTGGGCCGACTACTGGCGGAGAGGCCAGATCAAGAAGGCCGCCGCTCATCTCGCCGCCAACTACAACACGGCGAAAGGCAAAAAGCTGCCGGGGCTCGTGCGGCGCCGCAAAGAAGAGGCCCTGCTCTTCGAAAGGGGCATCTACACCGGCGTAGCGAGCGCGACGAAGGAAGCCACCGCCGAGCCTCCTGCGCAGCCTGATCCGGTTGTAAAGGAAGCGCAGGAGCTGCTGACTGCGGCTGGCCTCAATCCCGGCGCATCGACGGCTGGATGGGCGAGAAGACAAAGGCAGCCGTGATTGCCTACCAGAAGGCTCACCCACACTTGATCGCCGATGGCATCATTGGTCCCGCAACGTTCGCTCAGCTGCGGCGCGACGCGTCGGCTGCAAGGGAAGCCGTTACTAAGGGTGTTGGCTCGGCCGCGAGCTCAGGCTTACTCGCTTTCGTGGCTGGCCTTCCCTGGGGCTGGATCGTCGCGGGCGTCGCTGTCGCTGCTGTTGCCTATGTCGCCTATCGCAATCGAGATGTCATCGCTCGCCGGTGGAATAGCTGGCGCGGGAAGGAGGTGGTGGTTTGATCCTCTTGTGGGCAAAACTCAAAGGCTATCTAGCCGCAATCGGTACGGCGCTCGCGATCCTCGCGGGCGTCTTTTTGTATGGCCAGAGGGCAGGGCGCTCCGCGGCGAAAGACGAACAGGCCGCAGCAAATGCCAAGGCCATCAAGAAGGCCGGGGATGTCGAAAATGAAATCAAAAATCTTAACGACGATGATGTTGATCGTCGTCTTACTCAGTGGATGCGCGACAAGCGGTAACTACTGCGACATCGCGCGACCGGTGCGGCCGTCCTTCGAGGATAGCCTTACGCCGGAAACGAAGCGGCAAATCCTCACTGAAAACGAGAAGCTGATGAAGCTGTGCGGGGTGAAACCGTGACCGGCGCCGAGATCATGGCGGTTGCGGGTTTCTTCGTGATGCTCTTCGGTTTCTTCTTTGGCCTGTGGAAGTACGTCGACGCGAAGATTGGCGCGGCAAAGACAGAGGCTTCTGCGGCTGCGTCGGCGGCCTCGGCGATGGCATCTCTGGCGAGGGAAGAGCTTGCTGCGCACCGGCTGCACGTGGCCGAAACCTACGTTTCCAAGTCCGGCCTTCGCGAGCAGACAGAGCAAATCATGGGAGCGATTGGAGCCGTTAAGGATGCGGTCGACAAGATGACCATGCGCGTTGATAGGATCGTTGAAAATCAGTCGAAGCCAAGAACGACAAGGTCGGGATAGCTCATCGAACATTTTGTAAACGGTTCGCCGTTAGGCTGTCCTCATGAAGAAGCCGAGAACCTCCAAGCCTCTTCTGAGGCACGACGAACCCCTCCGCTCTCGGCCACGACGTCGTCGGGACCCTGCTCAGCCGGCGTTGCCACTAGAGCCAATGCCGGCGCGCATTGAACCTGCCCTTGCGCTGCTGAAACAAAAGCCGCCTGCTGGCGATAAATGGGGATGGGAAATCAAGTGGGACGCTACCGGCTCGCGATCCACGCCGACGCAAGCGGCGTCCAGATATTGACGCGCGGCGGCTACGATTGGGCTGCGCGCTTCCCTGCCATCGAGCAAGCGGCTAGAGCCCTTGGCCCGGCATCATTCATTATCGATGGCGAGGCGGTTGTCCTGGACGAACAAGGGCGCTCTGACTTCAATGCGCTCCAGAATAGCCTGGGTGCCGTTGGCGCACGCAGCGGCAAGAAAGTGGCGGGGGACGCCATCCTCTATGCATTCGACCTTCTGTATCTCGATGGCCGAGATTTGCGTGATCTGCCGTACCGCAGCCGCCGGCACCTCCTCGAGGAAATGCTGACCGGCTTCGATGGCGCAATCCGGATATCGGAAGAGGTAGAGACCGACAATCCTGGCTTGATGTTGGAGCACGCTTGTCGGCTCGGGCTAGAGGGTATTGTCGGCAAGGACCGAAGCAGCCCCTACCGGAGCGGTAGAACTGGCGACTGGATCAAGGTGAAGTGCGTCCAGTCGGAACCGTTCATGATCGTGGGATATGAGCCCTCTATGTCCGCCAGCGGCGGCTTTGCATCGCTATTGCTGGCCGCATATGACGGTGATGAACTGCGCTATGTTGGAAGCGTCGGCACGGGCTTCAAGGAGCGGACCGCAAACGAGTTGCGGCGGATGTTGGGCAAACTCCCATGGCGCAGGAAGAAGCCGCCTGTGGACTATTCCGGCCGTCGCGAGGTCGTTTGGGTGCAACCGACGCTTATTGCGGAGATCGAGTTTCGCCAGATGACACCGGATCGCAAACTGCGCCATGCCGCCTATAAGGGGCTCAGGGAGAGGCAGGATAACGCGGATGTGTACCGTTTTGATTGGTAGTCTCCGGTTTTCGTGTTAGCTCGCCCCATGAGCGAATTCAGAATAGAACCGATCACGATCAATTGGGGTAATTTCGAAACCCTTGAAACCGTCACCGACCTCGCGAGGGTTCTCCTTCACAGATGGCCCGGAAGCACAGAAGCGCAGGCGTACGTTACCGCTCTCATGGTCTGCTCCGCCGTTCTCGAAAATGGGTTGGACGACAGGCCTGAAGATGCGCGGGCTGCATTTGTCGAGGCTGCGCACGAAGCCAGCCTATCAGTCTCACCAGACGATGACGACTTCAGTTGGTAGCGGAAGTGCGTGAAAGAAAAAATTGGGCGTTGTGTAAAAGGCCCTGGATAATTGAACGTGTTTTTTCAACAATTTGGAAGGTAATGGTCCCGAATATTCTGAGGCCGAATCCATTGAGGCTCTCGGGAACCGGCCTGCGGAATAGCGGTTCGGCAGGTCTGATAAAGGTTTTCTCCCGTGTTACGTGCATTCAGAGGTAAGAAGCTCATCATCGTGGAGCATCGCTTGATGCTGACCTCAGCTTGCCGCGACCGATTGACAGCAGCGGGAGCAACCGTTGTGGGGCCAGTTCGGTCCGTAAGGGAGGTGCTGGACGCGCTGATGGAGAAAGACATTGACGCCGCTATCGTTGATATCGAGGTCGATGATGAAACACTGGTGTCTTTGTCTCTTGTGCTCGAAAATGCGAAAGTTCCGTTCGTGTTCGCGTCTAGGGTCTCACCCATTCAATGTGGTTATACCTTGAGCGGCCAAATCTCCGAACTCCGCGAAATTGGTGACGCGCTTTTTGGCGGACCGGGCGCGTCGTCCACTCTTCATTGATCATCGGGCGGGCTTGGGCCGTCAGTGTTCTTTTCGGGTGCAGGGCCGGAACGGACCCCGTATTCCTCAAAAACAATCCGCCGCATACTGGCCAGAAGCTCAATATCAATCGTTTGGTCGTCGCTGGCTTCAGGGAAGTCCTGAAGAACTTGGGTTATGGTTTTTTCGACGAGGTGATTTTGGACTTTTTCGTTAGCAGTAAATTTTACCGCCCAGCGTGAAAGCACGCGGCGAAGCAAGTCGTCATTAAAATTTGGTGGTTTGGGCACGACGCGTCCTCCACACAAGATAGGCGGGAGCACGTAGTAACCCTCAGTCGTCACCGCCTATGAATTCGGTTGGTGACGATGCGGACAGGGTACCACCTTCTGACAGGGAGTCGAGAAATCAAATGTGACGGGTACAGAATTGCAGGTCGACGGCAGGCGATGCCCTGGGCTCTGAACGTCCTAATGTTAAAGGACCGATCAAAAAGAAACCCTCCAACGCGGAGGGTTTAGTTGTGCAGCCCTTACAGGCTGCGGGAGTAGCGGACAGGGGGAAGACCATCCAGCTACCCAACCAGCGCAGCGCCCGTCAGTTCCGAGAATTCAGTCTCCCACCACCTTTAAATCCGGCGGCGCGCCTTCTGCCCTAAACGTCCGCATATCGAACTGCTTCATGTGACCGCGTGACGTTAACATCGTCAGCTCCATGATTTCCACGTCCAGGCCGCTCTTGTGGAGGTCCCTCACAGCGTCATTCAGCTGACGGAGAGCCATGGACATGCGCTGTTTCGCGTCTTTCTGTCGAGTGATGCGGGATATCATCGAGGCCACTCCTTGAATGGATAATGCTCCCAGCAATGCCAGGATGACTTCTCAACTTTGTTTCGGCTAAAGCCGAAGCCACCCCAATTACGACAGCCCGGATGCTCGCACCAGTGGTTCTCGTGAATGCCGTCGCCGGCCTTGTTGGTCTGGTCGCTCATGCTCACCTCGGCATCTTGGCTATGGTGATTTTCACATCACCCTTCACACTGCATCGTTTGCATTTCAGTCGCTTGGCAATTTCGTCCACCGTAGTGTCCGTCTTCGCCGCGCGGTTCAGTTGCCAGTGCGGTATATTTGAAACGTGGCCGCAGTAGTTGCACTTGGCAACGACAATCTCCCAGTTTCGAATTTCCTTCACTCTAACGGCCGGCGGCGTCGCTTGTTTCAATGCATCGATCTGACTGCCTGCGCGCGCATGGTAATGAAGCATGCAGCGGCCTGAAAAGCCTTCCATCGGCCTAGCGCATTTGATCACTTCTTGGGAAATGCGCCGCAGCATCGTCGGCATCGACAGATCGCCAAATTCGACCATTAGCTCGGCCGAACTAATGAATTTCAGGAGCTCGCATTCCTCACATATGACGCCGACAGGCTCGCCGCCGTAGTCCGAAAGCAGATAAGCTCCTTCACCTGGCATTTCTGTCGGCGTCCGGCTTCCATCCTCTCGTGAAACCGGTTCCCATCGCTGCGGTCGCCAGCGCAAGCTGCAGCCGCAAGTGCTGGATGTCTTCCATCAGCGTCTCGATAGCGGCGCGGCTATCGCCGTCATGCCATGCAATGATGTGGTCAACCGGATCAGCTTGCGGTTCTCTTGACTGTGGGCGCACGTTCTCATTCTCCTGTCTCAGAGTATCAAAATCTTTCCCTGTTTTTGAAAGGCGCGCGCCCCCGCGCCGATTGAATTAGTCTGGTATTAAATCGGCAATTTGCCCATGCGAGACCAGCAGACGCGGGTTTGCCATGGTGCCGCTTTCCTCGTCCACGGTAACTGCATAAGCTGCAACGCCCACGTGACGAGGGGCCATCGCGCTCGCTATTTTCTCAGCAGAGACTTGGTTAGATGCTTGACGCATCTCACCCGGAACGACTCCGCCGCGGCCGCTTTTGAACTGTACTACGATGATTTTTTCAGCGTCGGACATTCTATTGATCTCTCGTTTGTTCTACAAATGTTCTTATTTTAGAGAAGAGTCAATATGGTTTTTCTCAGCTTCCCAGTCGGACCGATTGCGGACCGTTTCGCTTGAGTTTGTCGGAACGGAATTGGAACAAACATGCCGGTTTGCCCCGGGAATGCTGGATTTTCAGGAAGCAATCGGCGTTCGAACGTGGGGCGCGCTACCCCGCATTCAACACCTACATGTGGTGAAACGCAACGTGCTTCGGACAAATCGCGCTCATAGCCCGCACTCAGATATATTTGTACTGGCTTACAAAAAATAAATTTCTCTTGCTGTCGCGGAGCAGACGTCGCCTCATCGCAAGAGTACCAGTGGTACGCATGTTTAAGTTCGTTTCGGTTTCTTCCACGAATTTCATCGCGAACTTTGAGCCATTTTGAAAATGGGCAACGAATGCTTCAGATACACTTGAGCAAAGCGATTTAGCCTTCACATCGTCGGCAATGATGTCAGCGTAGAGTTGCCGGATGAACTGCTCCAAGTTCCAAGATATGATAGATGCCTTTTCTCTCAGCTCCACAGGCATTTGGGTGATAATGGTTCCGTCAGGTTGCATCGCAGAGTGATCTATCAATATCGCCTCTAGCTCTCGTCGCAGACGGGTGTACTCGATCATTCCCCGTTCCACGACCTGCAACCTCTCAGAGAGCAGGCCACACTCGTTAATCAGATCAGTTTTTCCAGCAAGTTGGAGGGGCACAAATTCTTCGGCCGAAAAGCTGATTCCTGTCTCAGATCCTGCGGCCTGTGATTTCATAATTTGCCACAATTGAGGAACCAACATCTCGTTTGCGTTAGCTTCCCTGAGCTGAGACCAGAAATACATTTTGTGAGTGTGGTAGCTGTTTGCTATTCTCTGAACTTTCAGGAGCGTCGAAAGAGCATTGTTCTCAATGATCGACATTCGAGACGCGTTGTCTCGCTGAAGCGTCTGTTGGGAAGTATGCCTCGACTGAAACCAAGAAATGGCTCCACCGATCACTGCGCCAACGATGCCGGCAATCAGTGTGCTTATGTCTGAAACCTTCACGCCCTCAGAGGCCACACTTTCTACGACAAAACTAGTAGTGACAACGATTGCTACCAGAGCTGCTCCACAGCTCAGTGACAAAAGGAATATGACCGAATATCTCAATAGTGGTGGTAAAGACGCTAACAATTTCTTCAGGCCAAGAACTAAGGTTTCCCTTTATTAGTCTTAGGGGCAAACAAAGTCATCGCTGTCGGACTTCGGCACACAGCTTTTGTCGCTCAGGGTGAGACAGCCGAACAAGTTATCCACACTGTTGGTTTTCTGTGGATTTCATTTTACGATTTAATGGTGACAGAACTGGAAAGGCTGGGCGTTTTCGAGCTTCATTTTACAGATAGAGCCCGACCACGCAGCTGAAATCATTGCGAGTGCGACCGGATTTGTAATCAGATCGTTATCTTTTTCAACGTTTGTACGGCGTGCCTCCTTTTTTACTCACCATCTTCCGCATCGCACTCGCAGCCAATTCAGCGCGCCCTCCCAGATAGTGCATATCGAGAATAGTCTCGACGTCTTTTAAGCTGTGGCCGGTCACCGCAGCGATCTCCGGTACGGTGCACCCAGCCAGCGCCATCCTTGTGATTGCTGTCCCGCGTAAATCATGGAAGGTGAGGTCGGCGATGCCAGCCTTCGCGCAACATTTTCTCCAAGAGGCGTTGAACCCATCGCTTGTCCAGGCCCTGTCGCGGCTGTTTCTAAGGATGGCGCCATCGCCTCGCTGAGAGCTTAGGACGTTAGCCAGTGGGCCCATAGGCACCAAAACGCGCGCCTTCGTTTTTGACTGGGTGAACCGCAAATTTGAACCGTCAAAATCGCGCCAGGAGAGCCGCAGAAGGTCTCCCTTGCGCTGGCCGGTCCACAGCGCCAACTGAATGGCCAAACGCATCTGTGGAGGCGCCACGGCTTCAAACGCGGCCACGTCGGTGTCACTCCACGTCCGATCGCGTCTCGTCGAGCGGTACAATCGGCCGCCTCGCTCGGCGATGTTGACCGAGATCATCCCGCGGTCTTTTGCAAACGACAGGACACGAACCAAGACCATCCATGCGAAGTCGGCGCTGCGAGGCTTATCAGCCATGCCATCACGCCACTCCTTGAACGAGCCGCGCGTCGCGGGTTCCTGGATCTGAACAAGTGATAGACGGCCGAACTCCATTCGGATCTTGTCGAGATACCGATCGTATTCGTGACGGGTACCAAGCTTAGTTCGACGAAAATCTGACGAGCCACGGTAAAGCGTGATCAGCGACGACAGGTCGGTAGGTGAGGGTGCTCTGCGCCGCTCACGAGCCTGCTTGAACGCCACCTCGAGAACGGGATCACCGGGCTGAATTGGCTCGCCCTTATCGTTCTTGAGTAGCGGGCCACCGCGCCAAGCGTAGCAGTAGTAGATGGTCTTGCCGTCGGCGAGCGTCTTCTTGACCTTGGCCAAGCCCTTTAAATTCTCGTCACGCATCGTAACCACCCTTGCATCGCGGGACTAGCTGCCGCCGGCACTGATGCCGAAAGCTTTTCGTCGTCTCCTCAAGTGGTGGTGTGCGGTTGGTGATCGCAGGTAGAAGCTATTATGCGGTTTTTATTACGGTCAAGCCTTTATGGTGACGCCGTGCCCTTGGGCTGTCTCTCCGGTATAGATGAACATCACGCCACCAGCTTCGAATGCCCCCCGAATCGACGCGAGGTTGTTAGCGATCGGCGTGCGCTTTCCCGACTCGAAATCTCGGATTGTGGATGGCGACACACCAGCAGCAGCAGCCAACATGGGCTGATTCCATTCCAACAGAGCCCTAGCGGCGCGGCATTGAGCAGGAGTGATCACAGCGAACCTCATAAAAAAACAACAAGGTCATTATTTTGTGTTGACATTGCTGCGATGTTGGTGTTTTTTAATGACATACACAGTTCACAGCGAACTGGCAACCGAGGAGCACATTGAAATGACGCATGCCGCAAGAAGAGCTGAACCTGCGCGGAGCAATGCGAGAGAGCAATTGCCACGCGCGCTGGTCGGAAGAAGACGACCGACCTTCCTTGAGCATGATATTGCCGCCGCTCCCCAGGCGGCACACTATTACAGACCATCCCAAGGCCAGAACCGCTGCGCCATGGAGATTGATGGCGAGCGCGTTTTGGTGGATGTCAGCACGTTCACCATTCATGATGAGCGCGCCGTTGTGCTGCGCCATGACGGCAGCATCGGTATTGAGTTTGTCTCTACCGAAGAATCCTATCCCCAACATAACGGTCGACGCACCGCGTGGGCCCTCCCGAAAGAACCATGATGGCGGAATAGTACGCGAAGCCGTAACCGTCATCGGCAAGGTCATTGAACCTGAAATTTTCAGCGGCATCACGATCGACGGAGAGCCGTCATGATGTGGCAGCAAACCTACCCTGAAGGCTCGACCGTATTGATCGGTCGCGACAGTTACACGGCGAAGCACAATCCCCACTTTCCCGGCATAGATCTATATCAGGGGCGCTTGCGCGTCATGACGGTTTGCCCCGATTATCTGCCGCAGGTCGCGACTAGAGTGATGATCGAGGGAGAAGCACGATGACCGGCGCTGCCCGAGAAGCCTCCGCGATAACGTTTCTGCGAAGGATGACTTCACTTTACGCCGAACTTGATACCGTCTGGAGTCGGCACGGTGAATTGCCCGACGAAGTCAGCGATGCCATCGTCGATGCTGCAGGGCTGTTGTGCGATGCGATTATCAATGCTCCGATTAAGTGCGAGGACGACATTGCTCGCAAGCTTCGGTTCGCTGCAGATCTTGTGTCTAGCAAAGACGGAGTAATGTTAGCCGAGCGCCCAGCCGTAGAGCGCGCCCTGCGCGACCTGATCACATTTCGCGAGGCTGAACTGCGCGTTGACAAGCGCCTCCTCGATCGACTTCAGCTAGCATCCGCTCACCACTAGTTCCCTGAGCCAGCCCTGCGCATTCGGGCCAGCCAATTTGCCGCAGCGCGCCTTCGGGTTGCGCGCGGTCTTTTATTCCAGTTGCCGATACCCCCGGCCTAAGAGGCCTCACCAGCTGCACCACGCGCTCCACCACTGCGCGGGCCGGGGGTGGTAATCAATCAACTGAGGAGACGTGAGCGCAATTTGCGTTCACGGGATCAAAGCGCCACCACCGCTGACCACCCGTCGACCTACCAAGTCGGCGGGTGATTTATTTTGCGTCAACTGCATTTTACCTCTCGCAAAAATAACGGATATCCGTTATATTCTAATCATCAACAGGGAGCAAGCAAATGACCAACAGCACCGCAGCAATCAAAGTAAACGTTACCCGCCGCTTCGACCGTGATTGCAAGGTGTTTGCCTTCGACGTCCGCGTTGATGACGAAGTCTACTGCGAAGTCTCCAAGAACAAGGCATTCATGCTGATCATGCAGGCGCAGGAAGTTGCTGACGATCTGGACATGATGTGCAATGTGTACGGCATGGATTACCTGCGGGCGGCGCGATGA